AGATCAGTTGTTGCTACAGGTAACTTTTTATCTTGGATGGGCGAAAATTCATTCTTTGTGTATGACGGAGCAGTTAGAGAAATACCATGTGATGTGCATGATTTTGTGTATGATAATCTAAATGTGCCAGGCAGAAAGGCTTGCTGGGGTGGACACAACTCAAACTTCAACGAATTGTGGTGGGGTTTCCCAGTTGGTAGCAGTCAATATTTACCAAACAAATATGTAATTTGGAATTACAGAGCAAACACATGGGCCATAGGATCTTTGGACAGAGGATGTTGGATAGACCAAGGTGTGTTTGATTTTCCGATTGCTGGTGATTCAAGCGGTTTTATATATGAACACGAATCCACTACATTAAACGCATCACCCAATTTAGGTACAAGCGTGCCATTTTGCACGACTGGGCCAATAGAGTTAGGTAACGGCGACAACTATGTTCAATGCAATCAAATAATACCAGATGAAGAAGCTAATACTTTGCCAGGCGTAACAATCAGCTTCAAAGGTAAGTTTACGCCACTTGGCACAGAAACAGATTTTGGTAGTTTTACATTTGAAACAGATGGTTATACAGACGCTAGGTTTACTGCAAGACAAGTGCAAATGACAGTAACAGGCGGTACAACGCAAGACTTTCAAGTAGGCAACATCAGACTTAACTTGCGTAACAGAGGCAGAAGATAATGGATCTATCCTCACAACGACAGTATTTACAAAAAGCTGACAACGCAAAGCTATATCTTACAACTACCAATGCCACCACACTTTACACATCACCTACTGGTACTGCTTTTGATTTTACTATTGTTGAGTCTATATTGGTCAATAACAATACATCTGGTCAAACAAACATAATTTTAACTTTAACTGATACATCAAGTAATGTATTCAGTTTATACAATGAGCATGTAATTGCAGCTGATACTACAGCAGAACTTTTGTCAAAAAGTTTAGTTGTAAAAGCAGGCGAGATACTAAAAGTGACCGCTGCTGATGCAAACAAATTGTATGTCACAGCAAGTTTAATTGAGTATGCAAAAGGCGACTAACAAGGTAGTAAAACTTAAAACACAGGATCAACAGCCTTGGGAACAAGAATGGGCTAGATGTAAGCCATATATTGAAAAAGCAGTAAAGTATCAAGATTCCTATACAATTAACGATATAGAAGATAAAATAAGAACAGGAATATTCCACTTATGGCCAGGCAAAAGGTCTGCTTATATAACAGAGTTTGTACTATATCCACAAGTAAAAGCGTTAAACCTTTTGTTTTGTGGTGGTGACTATAAAGAATTAGAAGAAATGTTGCCGTCAATAGAAGCATTTGCAAAGGCGGCAGGTATAAAAAGACTTTATGGTGGCGGAAGAAAAGGATGGATTAGAAAAATAAAACATCTTGGATTTGAAACAGAATATTTAATTAGAAAAGACTTATGAGCAAAGGAAAAACCACAACAGTTCAAGAAGCTAGTTTACCAGCTTTCCAAGAACAACAATTTAAAGAACTATTTGGCAGAGCCAGAGGACTCTCACAACAGCCATTTATACCCTATACAGGCCCAATGGTCGCTGGGTTCAATCCAGATCAACTACAGCAGTTTCAGGCTACTAGAGGACTATTTGAATCTGGTATGGCGTTTGATCCTACGCAAGCCCTACAAGGACTAGCGCAGCAACAAAGACCTATGACTGGTCAAGTAGGATCATTACTAGATGCGCCGATAGAACAGTATCAATCGCCGTTTCAACAACAAGTAATAGATCAAGCGCTAGGCGATATACAAAGACAGGCAGATATAGCGCGTGGTGGCGCGCAGGATAGAGCAATCAGGGCGGGCGCGTTTGGTGGCTCACGATCTGCAATACTAGAATCAGAATCACAAAGACCATTTATAGATGCACAGGCAAGAACAGCAGCAAACTTACGACAAGCTGGTTTCGAGCAAGCGCAGAGGGCGGCGGAGAGCGATATAGCAAGACAACAACAATTAGCTATGTTTGCCCCAGAATTAGAACTAAGAGCAAGACAGCAACAAGCTGGTTTGCTTGGTGGTTTACAAGGATCACAACTACAAAACCTTGGTTTGTTAAGTGGTATAGGACAACAACAACAACTACTACAACAAGCAGGCATAGATGCTGCAAGAGGCGAGTTTGGCAGAGCCTTGGCCTATGGACCACAACAACTTGGTTTATTGCAAGGTGGTATGGGAACACCGCTTGTTAGCACTACTACAACTGGCAGACAAAAAACTGGTCTTGGCGATATATTAGGCACAGGCGCACAGTTGCTTGGATTAAAATTTTTAGGTTGATAAATGGCTACTATATTTGATTTTAATACACCTTTTGGAATGGTAAATTCACAACCAAATATAGGTACTATAACACCTATGACACCTAAACCAACAAAAGACAGGACTGGCCTTGCTACTATGTTGATTGCTTTGGGTGGCGCTCTTAAAGGCGATAAAGACTTTGTTCAAAAAGCTATACAGCTAAGAGAAATGAAAGAAAGTAAGGAAAAAAAGAATCAACAAGAGGAAGCTGTAAAAAAATATATAGCAGATAATCCAAACTTAGCGCCTGGTATGAAAAGTTTATTAAATATTATGTCACCAGATCAGGTAATAAATACACTTACAAAAACTTTAGATCCAAAAGACACAAGAACAGCATTTCAAAAAGATATACAATTTTTACAAAGCAAAGGATTCACCTTTGACCAAGCTGCTGATATGTTAAACAAAAGTCCAAATATTAATATAGATACTGGTGAAAAGGTTTTTCAACAAGAAGCTGCTAAATCAGCGTTTAAATTAGTAGAGAAGTCACAAGAAGTTGTAAACAACTTTGCAGACTTAGAACCAAGGCTTGATATTTTGCAAAAGCAATTAGAGGGTACTGATCCTGTACAAACTGGTGTTATTGAAGAAATTAAAATACCTTTCAAAAGAATTGCAGCTGGGTTAAATATTTTGCCACAAGAACAACTAGATGATCTTACACAACAAGAATTATTTACTAACATTACCAGTTATTTAATACCAAGAATGAGAGTAGCTGGTTCAGGTTCAACATCTGATACTGAAATAACTTTATTTAGAGCAGCCGTTCCTAATTTAGGTAATACAGTTGAGGGTAACAAAGTTTTAGTTGGCGGTTTACAATCACTTGCAAAACATAATAAAAAAAGATTATTTGAAATGGAAAAATATTTAAAAGAAAATGGTAATTTGTTAGGTTTTGGTGAATTTGCCGATGAAAAACTAGGACCAGTTTTTAAATCTTACAATTCTGATGAAGATTTTGATAGTAAAGTAAAATCTGGTGAAATCAAACCTGGTGATTTTGTTTTTGATGCTATAAATGGACAATTTAGGGTTATATCAAAAGAGGATGTAAGCGGTATATAGTATGGCAGCACCTAAACCAGTAGATTACGGACAAAAAGCACCACAAAACATTGGGGCTGGTTTAGCGAGATCATTTGGTCAAGGTTTATTATTTGGTTTTGGTGATGAAGTTGAGGCTTTTGTAAGGTCTTTGCAGAAAGATGTAAATTATGATGATGCTTTACAAAAAGCAAGGTCTGAACTTCAAAGTTTTCGAGAACAAGCACCAGCAGCAGCTTATGGAACAGAATTTATTGGTGCTTTACCAAGCACTTTTTTTACAGGTCCTACAGGACTATTAGGTAGATTAGGTTTACAAGGCACTGGTAAGATTGCGGCTACACAAAGCGCTTTATATGGCGCTGGAACTGGCGAGGACACACAAAGCAGATTACAAGGTGCTGCTATTGGTGGCGCGCTTGGTAGTGCGGTTGGTGTAGGTGCTGATAAATTATTGCCAGCAAAATCAAAAGTAGCTAAAGATTTACAAAAAAAAGGTGTACCACTAACACCTGGTCAAGCACTTAGAGATCAGGGTTCTATTGGATCTACTTTGATAACTGCCTTGGAAGATTTATCAACATCATATCCTGGCGCAGGCGCGCCCATACAAGCAAAAAGATTAGAAGGCTTAGTAGCATTTAACAAAAGATTATTAGAAGAAGCGGTAGAACCCTTAAAAATTAAATTGCCAAAGAACGCATCAGCTAAAGAATCTTATGAATTCGTAGATGATATTCTGAATAAGAAGTATGAATCAATAATACCAAAATTAAAACTGACAAAGACAGATGATCTTGAAACTAATATTTTGGATGCATTGGAAAAAAGTATATTTAGTAGTTCTGACCAAAGTAAGGTTTTAAAAATATTAGATAAAACTATATTTGATAATATTGTTGATGGACAACTATCAGGTAAAAACTTGAAAAATGCGCAAACAAATTTAAACAGATTAAGCACAAGATTTTTGCGCCAAGGTGGTTTTGAGGGTGAGATCGGTGTATTTTTAAAACAAACAAAAAATTTATTAGACGATCAAATCAATTTACAAAACCCAAATTCTAAAGAATTGTTTGATGTTAATAAGGTTTATGCTAATTTAATACCAATTAATAAGGCTATGCAATCTGCTATTACACAAGAGGGCGTTTTTACACCAGCACAGATACTTAGAGCATTAAGGCAAACAGATCAAACTAAAATGAAACAGGCGCTTATAAAAGGACAAAAACCATTACAAGAAACTGCTGAAGAAGCTAATAAAATTTTGTTATCACAATTTCCTGATTCTGGTACTGCGTCAAGGTTATTAGCACAAGATGTTATCTTAAATCCTCTAAAATTAGCTAAGTTAGCATTACCAGCTGCTACATCTGAATTGTTAATGTCACGACCTTTTGGTAGGTCGCCAGCTACAGGTCTATTAACTGGTGTAAAACCAGTAACACTTGGAGCAACTCCAACTATAAGTGGTCTCTCTGCGCAACAAATTTTAGAAAACCAAAGACAAGCTAGACAAGAATATTTAAACAGTTTATTACCTAACCAATAGTAACTTCAATACTATACTTGCCTAAGTTTTCGCCTTCTTGATCTACGCCGTACACCATTTCTAGTTCTAGATCAATAAAGTGTTTGGCTTTCATAAGATCCTTAATCCTATCTTCCTTACCGCCTTTGTTTCTAGTTATATATTTAAGTGTACTGCCTAAGTTATAACTAAGTTTATTTGCGTATATGTATTCTATAGGTTGTATGTTATGCTGTTTGTAATGGTTGCCATCAACTTGGTTATTGGTGGCAAGTCTATCTATAGATTGATCCCATTCTTCATTGATAATTTTTTTCATTTTTTCTCCACTTTTAGTAATATTATGCTATATTAACACTTATATATAAAAAAAGGGAAAATTATGGAAATATTTGAATCTGATGACAAAATTACTTTTGACATTTCCAAGACTATAGACGCAAACGAATTAGCTGAACGCTGGGGCGTTACAAAAAAATCTATAGACAATAGACGACAAAGAGGGCAAGGACCAAACTATTTTAAAATAGGTGGTAAGATAAGATACGATCTCAAAGATGTTGTCAAAATGGAACAAGAATCTTATAGATCCGTAGATGGCACACGCATTACTGAGTCCTAGTGCAGCAAAGATTTGGATGTCCTGTCCAGGGATGCCAAAACTTGCGCAAAATGTAGAGTA